GACGATTACCGCAAGGGCAGGAATCCCTTTAAGAACTGACCTTTCACACAGGGGGTTGAATTTCTCGGTAGTAAGTGAAAGGAGGTAGTCACCGATGGAGAACACAAAAATCTTTGAAATGGCTGACAGGCTCAAGACTCTGCAGGAACAGAAGAAGGATCTCGAAGCGCAGACCAAGGCTCTCGGTGCGGAGATCGCCGAATTAGACGAGCAGCTTTCCGATGCCATGACAGAAGCCGAACTTGACCGCTTCTCCCGTAACGGCAGCACGTTCTACTTGAAGAGCAGGCTGTTCGCGTCCCCGGCGTCAGGCCGCAAGGACGAGATGATGCAGGCTCTGAAGGAAAACGGATACGGCAGCCTGGTCGTGGAGACGGTCAATGCAAACACTCTCGCGGCGTTCATCAAGGAACAGCGGGAAGCCACGGGCGAGGACGTCCCGGCATGGCTCGGTGATACCGTCAGCACTTACGAAAAAGTGTCGATCGGCATCCGCAAGTCGTAGGAACACCGATTCACTGCACCAACGCAAAAACCACAGATAATTTCATTTCATTAGGAGGACATTGACCATGTCAGATAAGAAGAACACCGAAATCGCAGTGGACGAGGGTTTCGCTGCACTTGCGAACAGAGACGTACTGAACGAGGCTATGGCGGACGATTGCCAGGGACTTGAGTTTTCCTTTGACCGCGTGAAGCTGCCTGCGGGCGGCGGCACGGCTTTCGAGATTCCCTCCGCCGAGAGCGATGAATCCGAGATGGCGAAGGACATCACCGGCGTTATCGTCTATAACCATCCGGCTTACGCTTACTACCACGACAAGTACACGGGCGGGAACAATCCTCCCGACTGCGGCAGCTTTGACGGCGTGACAGGCATCGGCACTCCCGGCGGGAACTGCGCCAACTGCCCGTATAACAAGTTCGGCAGCGGCGAGGGTCAGAGCAAGCTGTGCAAGAACAAGCGTATGCTCTATATCCTGCGCGAGGGAGAACTTTTCCCTATCACTCTTTCACTGCCGACCGGCTCGCTCAAGTCCTTCACGAACTATGTGAAGAGCCAGCTTTCCCGCGGGCGCAAGCTGAACCAGGTGGTCACGAAGATCACGCTGAAGAAAGCTACCAACGCATCGGGTATCGCATTCTCACAGGCGGTATTCTCGTTTGAGCGTATGCTTACCGCCGAGGAGCGCAACGCCGTGGCGGGCGTGTCGGAAACGGTCAAGGCGTATGCCGCGAACCTGACCCCGGCGTCCCTCATTGACGATGAGCCGTTGGTCGATCCCGAAACGGGAGAAATCATTGAACCTCTGAAGTAAAGCGCACGAAAGCCCGGAGGGGCGCAACGCTCCTCCGGGTATTTCCCATAGGAGTGATTACGCATGAATACAGAATATAAATGTGTGACCACGGTGGACGGGATACACGATTACATCGGCGGCAGCCATATTGTCGCGTTCGACTTTGAGACTGCTCCCGACGATCCGTACCGCGAGGAGGACAAGGCGGCTCTCGATCCCGCGAGAGCGCATATTGTTGGATGCTCCTTCTCCGTCAAGGAAGGTACGGGCGTGTATGTCCCCGTTGCCCACCGTATCGGCACCAACATAGACGGGGACGCCTTTTTCGCATTTCTTACGGCGTTCCTCATGGATAAAACGCTTATAAAGATTGCCCACAACATTGCCTTTGAATCCTCGATGGCGTATGCGAAGGGCATCGTGATCCAGGCTCCCGTGTACGACACGATCTGTGCGTCACAGATGAGCCTTAAAAGCATATACGAGTTCCGCAAGCTGAACGAAAGCGGTCTGAAACGGCTGGCGGAGGAACTGTTCGGAGAACCGCTCCCTTCGTTTTCGAGCGTCACAGACGGGAAGCACTTTGACGAACTGGACGCGCAGGACGAGGAAACCGTCCGTTACGGCTCTGCGGACTCCGATTTTGCCCTTCGGCTCTATCACAAGTTCAACGACTGGTTCGACCGCTACCTTCCGAAACACAGGTACATCGTGGAGGAGATCGAAAGCCCGACCGCCGTGTACCTTGGCATCATGAAAACGAACGGTATCCCGGTCAACCTCCCGCTTATGCAGGAGCGCAAGGCAGAAGCGGAAAACGAGATGGAGCGCATCCGTAAGGAGATCGAATTCATCATCGGTGATGTGAACATCGGGGCGAACTGCTCCACACAGGCGTTCAAGAATTACCTATACAAAGACTTGGAGCTGCCAATTTTGAGGACCACGGAAACCAATCGCGAGGCGGCGGACGATATGACCATGACGCTTCTCAAGGAATGGTGCGATAAGAATCGGCCGGAACTGTCGGGGCTGTTTACGCTCGTGCAAGAGTACCGCAAATGGGGCAAAATCAAGTCCACCTACATCGATGGGTACTTGAAATACCTTAATCCCGTGACTGGCTGTATCCATCCGGAACTGTTCGCTCTGTCAACGGACACGGGCAGAATGAACTGTCGTAATCCCAACGCGCAGAATATGCCCAGGAAGACCAACGATCCCATCGGCGTCCGCAACTTTATCAAAGCGCCGGAAGGCTGCCTTATTCTGTCACTCGACTTCTCGCAGATTGAACTGCGCGTGGGTGCGTTCTACTGCCGCGATGAGGTGATGATGGATACCTATCGCAAAAACGGCGATATCCACGCAGCCACGACCAGCGTCATTTTCGGCGTGAGCTACGAGGAAGCACAGGATAAGCATTCGGAAAATTACAAGGAACACAGGACGATTGCCAAGAATGTGAACTTCGGCACTTTCTACGGGCTGTTCCCGCGGGGGCTGCAAAAGACGCTGAAGTTCAAGGCGGGGGTTGAAAAATCCGTGAGTGAGTGTGAGGAGATACTTTTCAACCTCAAGCACGGATACAAGGGTCTGACCGCATGGCAGGAAGAGACGAAAGCGGACGCCGCGAGGCGTATGTATTCCGAAACCTGGCTCGGACGGCGCAGGTACCTCCCCGGCATCACCTCGGATAATTGGGGACAGAAGTCGTTTGCGGAGCGGTGCGCTCTGAACACTCCCATCCAGGGTACGGCGGCGGATATTCTGAAGCTCGCCATCACGAGGATACTTGCCGGACTGCCGGAGCGCGAATGGCTCAAGCCCATCCTTCAGATACACGATGAAATGACTTTCATTATCCCGGAGGACAGGCTGTCGGAGGCGGTGGCTTTTATCCGTGCCTGCATGGAAGAAAAGCCCTTCCCGGAGTTTGACCTTCCGCTTATCGCGGAGGCGTCAGCGGGACCGACCTTTGGAATGATGGAAGAACTGGAGGATTGACTATGTTCAAAAACAGCGAGGGCTACGCCGATCCGACCGCAGGGTCGGCGATGAGCCAGATAATGAAGGAATACCGGCAACAGCAGAAAAAACGCTATGCCGACAAGAACCGCAGGAAGATATATGTGGCTTCCAGGTATGCGGGCGATGTGGATGCAAATGTGAAGGCCGCTATCGGCTATTGCCGTCTGGTTATTGATAAGGGATATATGCCGGTGGCGAGCCACCTTCTGTATCCGCAGATACTTAACGACAACGATCCCGAAGAGCGGGAGCTTGGGCTGCTGTTCGGTCTTTCGCTCCTTGCCGTCTGCGATGAGGTGTGGGTGTTCGGTACCGTATCGCCGGGTGTCGCACAGGAGATCGAGGAGGCAAAGCGGCTGAAGAAACAGATCAGATATTTTGAGGAGGTGGGCGCATGAATGTAACGGTGACCGATGTACTCGGTTCTCTCTTTAACCCGACCGATACTGTCTGCTTCCGCGTCTTTGACGATAAGAAAGGCGGCGTGTTCCAAGGGTCGAAGCTGTCCTGCGAATGCGGAAAGTACAAGAGCATCGAGGAGACGCTCAAGAACCACAACGCCATGAACCGCGGCATCTTCTTCGTGGTCAACTACGGCGGGCAGGATGATGATTCCATCACGAGGATCAACGCACAGTTTGTGGAGATGGACAACGACAGCTTTGACGAGCAGCAGGAAAAGATCGATGCGTTCCCGCTCCCTCCGTCCATGATTATGAAAACGCAGAAATCCTACCATGTGTACTGGTTCATGGATTCGACCGCCAAGGTGGAGCGCTTCCGCATGATACAGACGCAGCTTGTAAAGCACTTTGACGGAGATCCGATGTGCGTGAATGAGTCGAGGGTCATGCGCCTTCCAGGTTTCATGCACTGCAAGAAGGACACTCCCGTGGAGGTAACCTGCGTCAGCTTCCATCCCGAACGCAAATACACGCAGGATCAGCTGTCGGACGTACTGCCGGAGGTAGACCTTGTATCCGTAGCGCGCAAAAGCGGCACGGAAAAAGGTATCGACCAGGTGATGCTCTCCTGCGTGTTCATGCAGCACTGCCGGGAGGAGGCAGCCACATTGTCAGAACATGACTGGTACGCCATGATCACGAACCTTGCTCCCTTTGAAGGCGGCACGAAGCTGATCCATGAGCTTTCCGCTCCCTATCCCGGATACAGTGAAGGCAATACGCAGAAGAAGATCAATCATTTTCTGGAGAGTGGGACAAATCCCATCACCTGCAAGACCATCTGTGAAAAAGGGTTCAAGTGTCCGAAGTTCGCTGCTGGAGAATGCCCGGTGAAGTCCCCTGCGGCGTGGTGCTATCAGCCGATGGGCGCGGACGCTCTTCTCGACATCCTGCACGGCATCCCCGTGACAGGCGAGGCGATAAAAGACCTGCAGGCGGCGAAACAGTTCGTGTCGGATTATCTGTATAACCAGGACGTGGTAACGGCGGACGTCATCATCAATTCCGAAATCCGCGACCATTTCAAGCTGAAGGCATCGTTCCTTAAATCGCTGAACATGGTGTTCAAGGATGCCAGCAAAGCGTACCAGGCAAGCAAGAACGCAAAGAGAGCCAAGGCTGGGACGGCGATTCCCGACTGGTACGAGCCGACCGACAAGGGTCTGCGTTTCCTGCCCGGTGTGCTTGCGAAGGATATGTCGGACGAGCAGCAGGTGTTCTATGCGGCGGAGCAGCACTTCAGCTATCGGGGCGGCGTGTATGTCGAGATGTCCGAGATGGAGGCACAGCGGCTCGTGCAGGAGAAGATGCTGATCCGTGAGACGAAGATGTCGCAGATCATTGATGCGGAGAAACAGTGGCGTCTCCTGGTGCAGAGGGACATCCGCGAACTGAACGCAAATCCCTATATCATCAATGTCCGTAACGGCTTATACAACGTGCTGGAGGATACGCTGACAGAACACACGCCGGATTATTACTCTACGGTGCAGTTGAATGTGACCTATGACAAAAAGGCGGACTGCCCGTTGTTTAAGAAGTTCCTTGCGGAGTCGATGGGCGGTGATATGGAGCAGGTCGGCCTGATTCAAGAGATGCTCGGCTATTTCCTTATCCCGGTCAACTCGGCGCAGAAGTGCTTTGTCATTGTGGGCGTGGCGTCAGCCGGAAAGTCGGTGCTGCTGCGGGTGCTGAACGATGTGCTTCTCGGCAAGCAGAACGTGTCAAATGTGTCATGGCAGGCTCTGAACGAGCGGTTCAAGACGGCGGAGCTTTTCGGCAAGCTGGCTAACATCTTTGCCGACCTGCCTACGAAGAACATTGACGATAACGGCATCTTCAAGGCTCTTGTCGGCGAAGACTATTTGACCGTGGAGAAAAAGAACAAGAATCCGTTCTCGTTCCAGTCGAGCGCAAGGCTCCTGTTCTCATGTAACAGCATACCGAAGAACTACGGCGATAAGTCGGAGGGATTTTACCGCAGGCTCATCATCATACGGTTCAACCATACTGTGCCGCAGGACAAGCGCGATCCTGAACTGCTGGAGAAGTTCCGCATGGAGGCAGACGGCATTTTCCTGTTTGCTTTGGAAGGGCTGCGCAGGCTGATGAACAATCACTATGTGTTCTCCGAAACGCAGGTCAATGCGGACGAGCTGCAGCAGTACCGCGAGGAGTCGGATTCCGTGCTGTCGTTTGTGAAGGACTACTGCGAACTGGACGCTGAATATAGCGCCGGGTCCACGGAACTGTTCAACGCATATAAGGGCTACTGCGAGGAATGCGGTCTGAAACCGTACTCGCAGAAGAACTTTGTGCAGCAGATCACGGCGGCGTTCCCCGATGTGACAAGGGATATTGACCGCATGGCGAAAAGGCGCATTTTAATGGGGATAAGGCTCGGAGAGGTGCTGGGATGATGAATCCCGGCAGCCTTTCCACGAGCATCTTTGGAACACGAGAACACGTAGGAACACCAAAATCCTATCTCCCCATATATAATACACATATTTTTATATACCTCGATTTTCGTTACAAAAAATATATGAAAATAGGATTTCTCGTGTTCCATGTGTTCCAAGCGTTGAAAATACGGAGGTTTTAGGAACAGATGAAAGAAGCGGACATTGTAAAAGCGATCATGAAGTACCTTAAGACCGTGCCGGGGTGCTTCTGCTGGAAAGAACACGTCGGTATGTATGGGACGGCGGGCATTCCCGATATCATTGCCTGCATTAATGGTCATTTCTACGGATTCGAGGTCAAGACCGATAGCGGCAAGCCTACGAAACTCCAGGAAGCGACAATCCGAAAAATCCTCGCAGCCGGCGGCACTGCCCTGGTGGTACGCTCGGTGGACGAGGTGCGAACCGTGATAAGCGGTTTCCTGCACTGATACAAAGATACATCGCTCCATTGCAACGATGCCTATTTCCGACAAAGGGAGGCAAAAGCTTATGAGCGACATCACAAATTACGAGAACCTTGCGAACGCCATCATTCTGCAGGCTGTGAAGGATTATCGCATGGCGCTGAAGAGCCTTAAAGCAAATCCGAGGAACAGGACGGCGCAGGCGGATAAAACCGAAATCGAGCGGTTCTTCCGTTCGCAGTGGTACTCGGCACTTACAAGTGTTGATGGCGAGATGCTGATCCGCTCCCTGCAAAAGGAGGTGGACGCATGACCGCAAAAGAATATCTGAACCAGGCGCGGCACCTGGACGCACTCATCAACTGCCGCCTGCGTGAGATTAACTACTGGAGGGATTTATCGAGCAGCGTCTCAGGCAGCAATTTTGAACAGCACTATAATCCAAACAAGCCGACAGAAGCCCCTTTTGTCCGATGCCTTGAGAAAATCGATGCCATCCAGAGGGATGTGGCGGAAAAGGTGGCGTATCTGGTGTGTCTCAAGGAAACCATCAATGCGGCAATCGACAGTCTTGCCAGCCGTGAGGAGCAGCTGGTACTCCGCTACCGCTACCTGGATAACTGCTCCTGGGAGGAGATATCACGGATGCTGAACGTGTCGCTTCGCACGGTACACCGCATACACGGCTCCGCACTACAGCATTTTACTGCGTCGGATTGAAAGTTGGCACGGTTTGGCACAGTATGGCACACCCCACCTGTGCTATCATTATAATAGCGAAGTAGAATACAGAACAGCCTTCATGGGAGCAATCCTGTGGGGGCTTTTCTTATGCCCAAGGAGGTGAGACGATGCCAAGGAAACCAAAGCGCCCCTGCTCCTACCCCGGCTGTCCCAACCTCACGGATGGGCAGTACTGCAAGGAGCATGAAGCGGCCGCCCGCAGGCAGTACAACAAATACGAACGCAGTGCGGACGTAAATAAGAAATACGGCAGAGCCTGGAAGCGAATCCGTGACCGCTACGCTGCGGCGCATCCTCTCTGCGAGATGTGTCTTAAGGAAGGACGGCTGACACCCGTGGATGAGGTACACCACATCGTTCCCATCTCTCAGGGCGGTACTCATGCAAGGGACAATCTGATGAGCCTTTGCCGTTCCTGCCACACCAAGATCCACCACGACCTTGGCGACCGGTAGGGCGGTCAAAATCTCTGCGGGTCCTGTATGCGGGCAGCGGCCCGGGGCTTCGTGTGCAAATTTTCGTATTCAAACGGGGTATTAACCCGGCGGGTACAGATCGGAGGTGAGAATGTGGCAAAAGACGGTACCAACAGGGGCGGTCCCAGACCGGGAACAGGTCCAAAAAGGAAACCGCTCGTGGACAAGATACAAGACGGCACGGCAAAGGGAACGCTGGTGATGCCGGATGATCTGCCGGAGCCTGCGGATATCCAGGGCGAGGATGTTCCTCCCGTCAGGGACTATCTCAAAGCAAAACAGAAAAACGGCAGCGACCTGTGTGCCGAGGAGATTTTCAGAGAGACGTGGCTGTGGCTCAAAGCCCGCGGCTGTGAAATGTTAGTAAACAACCAGCTGATCGAGCAGTATGCGATGAGCGTGGCGCGATGGATTCAATGTGAGGAGGCCATATCCGAGTTCGGATACCTGGCAAAGCATCCCACCACGGGGAACGCCATAGCATCGCCTTATGTGTCCATGAGCCGCGATTACAAGAAACAGGTCAATGCGGACTGGTTCCAAATCTACCAGATCGTGCGGGAGAACTGCTCCGTGGAATATGACGGCGCAAGCCCCCAGGACGATCTGATGGAGCGGTTGCTCCGCGCAAGGAACAGAAAATAAAAGAAATGGAGATATGGACATGAAAACATATAAGACAGCAGAAAGCGTATGCGCAGGACATCCCGACAAGCTGTGCGACTTCATCGCCGACAGCATCTTGGACGCCTGCCTTTACAAAGACAAGTCCTCCCGCGTAGCTTGCGAGGTTATGGCGGCGGGACGGCGTATCATCGTTGCGGGTGAGATCACCTGCTCGAAGCCCGTGGATATCCGTTACATCGTTCGCAGGGCATTGGAGAAGGTCGGATACAATCCCTACGGCTTTCTCATCTATGTGTTTATCCGAAAGCAGAGCCGCGATATCGCGGGCGGCGTGGATATGAGCATCGAAGCAAGGAACGGCGATACCTCCTGCTATGCCAACCTGGGTGCGGGCGATCAGGGTACCGTTTACGGCTATGCCACGAATGAGACGAATGAGTATATTCCCCTGCCGCTCCTTCTTTCACACAAAATATGTAAAAGACTGGACACGGTAAGGCGCGACAACCTCATCCACGGCATCAAGCCGGACGGCAAGGCGCAGGTCACCGTGGAATATGTGAACGGCAAGCCCAAGCGGGTAAAGACCATCGTGGTGTCCGTCCAGCACGACAAGGACAAAGACCTGGATGTGTTAAAGAGCGAGATTATCGCGGAAGTGCTGCATCCCGTGTTTACGAAGTTCCCGTTTGACGGTGACACAGAAATCCTCGTCAATCCCTCCGGCAGATTTGTGGAGGGCGGTCCTAAGGCTGACACGGGACTGACGGGCAGGAAACTGATGGTGGATACCTACGGCGGACTCGGCGCTCACGGCGGCGGCGCGTTCTCCGGCAAGGACCCGACTAAGGTCGACCGCTCCGGCGCATACATGGCGAGGTGTATCGCAAAGAACATTGTTTTCGCAGAACTGGCTGACGAGTGCCAGGTCGCTATCAGCTACGCCATCGGAAAAGCCGATCCCGTGGCCGTCCAGATCGATACGTTCGGTACGGGCAAGGTCAGCGATGAGGTACTTGCGAAAGCCGTGAACGATGTGTTCCATATGCGTCCCGCGGCGATCATCAACGAGTTCTGCCTTAGAAACTGCTCTTTTGCGGAGTATTCCACTTACGGGCATTTTGGCAACGGCTACCCCACTTGGGAGCAGACCGATAAATACAGAGAATTGAGGGAGGCGGTGAAGCGATATGAAGACAACGACTGAAATGCAGCTCGTTCCGATTACAAAGCTGGTGCCGTATGTCAATAACGCGCGTACCCACTCCCCGGAACAGATAAATAAGCTGCGCTCCTCGCTGCGAGAGTTCGGCTTCATCAATCCCGTGATCATCGACCGTGACTTTGGCGTTATCGCCGGCCACGGTCGTATTCTTGCGGCGAAGGAAGAAGGCATCGCAGAGGTTCCGTGCGTCTTTGCCGACCATCTGACAGAAGCGCAGAAAAAAGCGTACATCCTCGCCGACAATAGAATGGCAATGGACGCCGGATGGGACGAGGAGCTTCTGCGCGTGGAAATCGAAGCGCTGCAGGCGGAGGCTTTTGACTTGTCCCTCACGGGTTTTGACGAAAAGGAACTGTCCGACCTGTTCAAGGATGACGCCGATGTGCAGGAGGACGATTTCGATGTGGCCGCGGAACTGGAAAAGCCCACCTTCTCCAAGAGCGGAGATGTGTGGACGCTCGGACGGCATAGGCTGCTCTGCGGCGATTCCACGAAAGCGGAAACCTTCGCCATCCTCATGAACGGCAGGAAAGCGAACCTCGTGGTAACCGATCCTCCGTACAATGTGAATTATGAAGGTACCGCCGGGAAAATCAAGAACGACAACCTTGCGGACGAGAAGTTCTACCAGTTCCTCTTTGATGCCTTTTCCAATATCGAAAAGGTCATGGCGGACGATGCGTCCATCTATGTGTTCCATGCGGACACCGAGGGGCTGAACTTCCGTAAGGCGTTCTCGGATGCGGGATTCTATCTCTCCGGCTGCTGTATCTGGAAGAAGCCGAGCCTGGTGCTTGGACGCTCACCGTATCAATGGCAGCACGAGCCTTGTCTGTACGGATGGAAGAAAAGCGGCAAGCACCAGTGGTACGCCGACCGCAAGCAGACCACGATATGGGAGTTCGAGAAAACCAAGAAGAACACGGATCATCCGACAATGAAGCCGATACCGCTCCTGGCGTATCCGATACAGAATTCTTCCATGAGCAACACGCTCATCCTCGATCCGTTCGGCGGCAGCGGCAGTACGCTCATTGCTTGTGAGCAGACCGACAGGGATTGTTACACTATCGAATTGGATGAGAAATACTGCGATGTCATCGTGAAGCGGTACATCGAGCAGGTCGGCTCTGCGGACAGCGTTTCCGTGGAGAGGGACGGCAAGACATACACCTTCGCAGAACTGGAGGTGTCCGATGAATAAACTGACGCTCGGCAGCCTGTTTGACGGCTCCGGCGGTTTTCCTTTGGGCGGCTTGATTTCCGGCATTGCTCCCGTGTGGGCATCGGAGATCGAGCCGTTTCCTATTCGGGTGACCACCAAGCGGCTGCCTTTCATGAAACACTACGGCGATGTTTCCAGGATGGACGGCGGGAGCATTGAGCCTGTGGATATCATCACGTTCGGTTCGCCGTGCCAGGATATGAGCATAGCCGGTAAACGCGAGGGTCTGGACGGCAACCGCTCCGGGCTTTTCTATGAAGCCGTCCGAATCATAAAGGAAATGAGGTGTGCCACCAATGGCAAATATCCAAGATACATCGTGTGGGAGAACGTCCCTGGGGCATTCTCCTCAAACAAGGGAGAGGACTTCCGATGCGTCCTCGAAAGCGTCTGCCGCATCGCAGACGAAACCGTATCTGTTCCTTCAGTTAAGAAGTGGCAGTCCGCAGGAAGCATCGTGGGAGATGGTTACTCCGTTGCCTGGAGAGTGCTTGACGCTCAGTATTGGGGAATTCCCCAGAGAAGAAAACGCATCTACCTTGTCGCAGATTTTGCAGGCGGGAGTGCCGGAAAAATACTATTTGAGTCAGAAGGCATGTCTGGGTATTCTGCGGAGAGCTTCCGCTCGTGGCAAGGAGCTGCCGCTGATGCTGGCGAGCGCTTTGGAGAGACAGGCACTTTCTGCCTGAACGACCAGGGCGGGCAGCGGATGGACTTGACTGAGGATGTGACGAACACGCTCCGTGCGGAAAGCCACCATCCTCCGCTGGTATTCGAGAACCACTCGCAGGATTCCAGATACACGGGACCGCTCGATGTGGCACAGACCGTCCTTTCCACTTTCGGCACGGGCGGCAATAACCAGCCGTTCGTGGTGGAGACACCGAAAACTCTGAAGATTCGCTCCGGCTGCGAGGGCGGCGGCAAGGGTCCGCTCATCCAGGACGATAAGTCCGCAACGCTCGGATGCAACAACGACCAGACGCTTTTCGTTACGACTGTGTTCGGCATCTGCTCCAAGGAGAGCAACTCCATGAAGTCCTCCAATCCGCACAGCGGGATATACAAAGCGGAGACTTCACGGACGCTTGACGGAAACGGCGGTAATCCGTCCTGCAATCAGGGCGGCATGGCTGTGGTGGCTCTTGAGGGCAACGGAGCAAGACCGTCCCATAAGGGCAGCGGGTACTCCGAGGACAATGTCAGCTTTACGCTGAACGCCACGGAGCAGCACGGCGTGGCTTACGGCATCGACAGAGCTACCTATAACATGGGACAGAACGCACAGTTCGGAATAGCGGTCGAGGAGGAAGTCGAGCCTACGATGGTGGCGAAGGGACCGGGCGCGGTGGCGCATCCCGTCTATACCACGAGCAAGAATTCCTATCATACGGAAGCCGAGGAGGACGTGGCGAACACGCTGGTCGCTACGGACTACAAGGACCCGCCGACTATATCCGAAGAGCCGTATTACATCGTCCGCAGGCTCACGCCGACCGAGTGCGCAAGGCTGCAGGGCTTCCCGGACTGGTGGTGCGATGATCTCGGCACGGTGAAGCCGTCCGATGAGGAACTGTACTATTGGTACAAGGTATTCGAGACATGGCGTTTGGCTACCGCACCAGACAGCAAGCCCAAGACTTCAAAGCAGATAAAAAAGTGGCTTGCCGATCCGTATTCCGATTCTGCGGAGTATAAGATGTGGGGCAACGGCGTGGCTCTGCCATGCGTGTTTTTCGTGCTTTCGGGCATTGTGTATTACTCACAGTTTCCGACCGCATAATCGGGCGGTTATTCTACGGTGGAAAATCTTTTATTTGCTTGCTATTTCCGGGCTTTAGAGTGATGTATATACATGCCGAAAGGCACAGAAAACAAGCAAAAACGGAGGTAAACGCAATGCAAGTAAAGTACAACGTAACAGGCGCAAGGCGCAAGGAACTGGTAAAGGTCATCGCCGACACCACGGGAGCAAAGGCAGAATACAAATTCATGCCGACCTGCAACTACGAGATCGACTACTTCACGGTCACCAAGGACGGGACGCTCCTCTTCGATGACCGCGCCGACAGCGAGGAGGTCGAGCGGGTGCTTGAAGCCATCGCCGCCGCAGGCTTTGAATGTGAGCCGCAGGACGGCGTGGATTCGGAGGTCGAGGAAAAGAATCCGAAACCGAGGACAGCGCGGCACAGGCCGCCGCAGAGGGGCTTACGGTGGCGGTTCCAAGGGACAGCCTTTCGGACGCAGCCCTTGAGAACCTTCAGCGGATCGTAGATTCCAAGGCGGCACTTATGAAAAAGGCGCTTGGCGTGGACAGCCTTCCGATTGAGGTGACGGACGAGAAGGTATCCTTCCCTTGGTTCACGGAGATGGACGGCGATTCCGCAAAGGCATATATGCACCTTGTTTCCGCACTCTGCGAGATGGCGAGAAACGCCAAGCGCGTGACCGCCACGGAAAAGGAAGTGGACAACGAGAAGTACGCATTCCGCTGTTTCCTCCTGCGGCTGGGCTTCATCGGCGCGGAGTACAAGGTCGAGCGGAAAATCCTGCTGAAGAACCTCACAGGCTCCTCGGCTTTCAAGAATGGAGGTGTCGACCATGAGATTTCCGAATAAAGAAACGGTAGAGCGTATCCGCAGGGAGTACTCTGCGGGCGCACGGGTGGAACTGGTACGGATGGAGGACGTGCAGTCTCCGCCTGTCGGAACGAAAGGCACCGTCCTCGGCGTGGACGATACCGGCTCCCTCCTCATGCGGTGGGACACGGGCAGCGGACTGAACGTGGTTACGGCGAGGATATCGTAAAGAAGCTCGCAACGGTCACGACCATCTGCTATGGAGAGAAAAAGGTGTGGGATTCCCGCAAGGAAGCCGCCAACTTCTTCCTGCAGGCTATCGCAGGTTCGGAAGGAGCAGAGTGCGAACGCTATACCACGATCTACGCAAAGCTGGTATCGGGATTGGAGGTGTGCAGCGATGACGCAGAAGATTAAGGAACAGATTCTCGCAATCCGCGAGACAGGGCTTACTAATATGTTCGATGTGAACATGGTGCAGCGCCTTGCTTATGAGCGGGACTTCTACGAACTGGTCAATTATCTGGAGGAGCATAGGAAGGAATACGTCCGCTTCATTATGACCGGCGAAGAGGAATAAATTACACAGTTTCCGGGGAGGATATCTGGTACATATATTTCTCGGAATTGACTTGATATTATGTGCTTTTAGAGTGATATATGTACATACCGAAAGGCAAAGAAAACACCGAAAACGGAGGACACGAACATGACGATCAACGATGCAATGAGAAAATACAGACTGCCGAATCCTACCACGCCGGAGGATTTGGAATGCAGATGGAGCAAGCTGCTGACCTTTGGAGACAAGGTGGTCATCGCGGGATACTACTACAACGGGCAGAACAAGCCCTGCTACTTCGGAGCAACCTACGAGTTCCTTGACGATGACCATACCTGCGAAGGAGCCATCGGACTGCGGGCGGCAAGCGAGGCCGAGTTTGAAGATGACGGCCACGCAATCGCCTGGGCGATGCAGCAGTAAAACACAGCAATCCGAATAACCAAGGAGACGGGCCGGAAGGCTCTGTCTCTCGTACAGATACATTTTGGAAGGTCGCATAAATGCGGCTATTTTTTATGCCATTTGGGAGGTGGTGCAATTGCGAAAACTGAAGAAATACAAGCCCACCAAGTTCATGGCGAAAACATCCCACTACGATAAGGATGCCGCAGACTACGCCGTCATGTTCATCGAGTCGCTCTGCCATACAAAAGGGGCATGGGCGGGTAAGCCTTTTGAACTGATCGACTGGCAGGAGCAGATCATCCGCGACCTGTTCGGCGTTCTGAAGCCCAACGGCTACCGCCAGTTCAACACGGCATACATCGAGATACCGAAGAAACAGGGCAAAAGCGAACTTGCGGCGGCTGTGGCGCTGCTTCTCCTCTGTGGTGACGGTGAGGAACGCGCCGAAGTGTACGGATGCGCTGCAGACCGCAACCAGGCAAAAATCGTGTTCGATGTTGCCGTGGACATGGTGCGTTTCTGCCCGGCTCTCGCCAAGCGCGTGAAGATACTGGAGTCGCAGAAGAAGCTCGTGTATAAGCCGACCAATTCATCCTACCAGGTGCTTTCAGCGGACGTAGCGAACAAGCACGGCTTTAATACGCACGGCGTTATCTTTGATGAGCTGCATACGCAGCCGAACAGAAAGCTGTTTGACGTCATGCTGCAAGGTTCCGGCGATGCGAGGATGCAGCCGCTTTACTTCCTAATCACCACGGCGGGAAACGATACAAATTCCATCTGCTACGAGGTACATCAGAAGGCTATCGACATTGCGGAAGGACGGAAGGTCGATCCCACCTTCTACTCCGTCATTTACGGCGCTGCCGAGGATGAGGACTGGACGGACCCGGAGGTGTGGAAGAAAGCCAATCCATCCCTTGGCATCACGGTGGGCATTGACAAGGTGCAGGCCGCCTGTGAGTCCGCCCAGCAGAACCCCGGTGAGGAGAACGCTTTCCGGCAGTTAAGGCTCAATCAATGGGTGAAGCAGTCGGTGCGCTGGATGCCGATGGAGAAATGGGACGCCTGTGCATTCCCTGTTTCCGAGGACGACCTAGAAGGGCGCATATGCTATGGCGGGCTTGACCTTTCAAGCACTACGGATATTACGGCGTTCGTTCTCGTGTTCCCGCCGCAGGATGAGGAGGACAAATACAGTATCCTCCCATACTTCTGGGTGCCGGAGGACACGCTCGACCTTCGTGTAAAGCGCGACCACGTTCCATATGACCTGTGGGAACGCCAGGGCGTGCTGATGACCACCGAGGGAAATGTGGTTCACTACGGCTACATTGAGAAATTCATTGAGCAGCTGGGTGAGCGTTTTAATATCCGGGAGATCGCCTTCGACCGCTGGGGCGCTGTGCAGATGGTGCAGAACCTTGAGGGCATGGGCTTTACGGTAGTTCCCTTTGGGCAGGGCTTTAAGGATATGAGCCCTCCTACCAAGGAACTGATGAAGCTGGTGCTGGAGGAAAAGGTCGCCCACGGTGGCCACCCGGTGCTGCGGTGGATGATGGATAACATCTACATCCGCACCGACCCGGCAGGCAACATCAAGGCGGACAAGGAAAAATCCACAGAGAAGATCGACGG